CGCAACATCTCGGCCATCGTCGCAACTGTTGCGCCGCGCCCCTGCCCCTTCCAACTGCTGCCGTTCTCCGCTATCTCGTCGAAGTTCGTTTGCGGCCTTTCGCTGGCTCTCGGTGTCGGCCAGCCCGTCAGCCATGCCGTGCGGCCCAGCAGCGCATTCGTCGGCACGTTGTCGCACTGCGAACCGTCCTTCCAATCGCGCGTCGTCGGAATCGCCCAGCCTGCCAATGTCACTGCGTCTTGCAAGTTCACTTGATGGCCGCCCGCTTTCCGTTTCAAAGGATCTTGCCCGTTCCCGCGCAAACTGTTTGGGCTGCAGGCCGCTGGCGTCGGCCACCCAGTAGAGCCGCTGTCGGATATGCGGAGCACCGACGCCCGCAGCGCAGATATCGACCGCTGCGCTGGCGTAATCCGCTCCTTCCAAGTCAGCTTGTACAAGGTCGAGCCACTCAAGGCCGTCGCGGCTTGCAACCTGCTCGCCAAAGACGACTGCAGGGCGGCGCTGCGCGATGAGACGGAACATGTGCGGCCAGAGGTGGCGCTCGTCACTGAAACCGTCTCGCTTGCCTGCGGCGCTGAAAGGCTGGCAAGGGCAGGAGCCTGTCCAGACAGGCCGGTCGTCGGGCCATCCGGCGCGGCGCAGGGCGAGGCTCCAGACGCCGATACCGGCGAAGAAATGACACTGCGTGAAATCTGCGAGGTCCGCAGAATCCACGTCGCAAATAGACCGCTCATCAACCACCCCCGACGCGATGTGACCCGCTGCAATCAGATTGCGCAGCCACTGCGCCGCATAGGGGTCGATCTCGTTGTAATAGACCATAGCAAAAAGCCGGGGCCTTTCGACCCCGGCCCCCTCTCTTGGTTAGGCCGCGCGACGACGACGGCCAGTCGGTGCCGGCTCGGCGGCGGGCGCCTCGGCAGGCTCGGTGGCTTCATCAGCCGCGCCGTCCATGCCAACCCAGTGCTGCACCTTGAACTCGGGCGTGTAAACGCGCCCGTAGCTCTTGTGCTGGTAGTGATCCTTCCCGAGCACGATCACCGGCACCGGCTTGGTCTGGTCCTTCTCCACCTGAGTGGCGATCTCGACCGCCAGCGTCTGCACTGCGCGCTTGCCGCCGACAGAAGTCACGGTATACCGCGCCTCCATGCCGGCGTCTTCGCCGCTGACGCACTTCAGGCTGAACCCCACCTGTGCCTCCCAACCCCGCTTGGCGCCGGGGGGCGCCACGTCGAGTTCGGGCAGCGGCTGGGTGATGCCGACCATCTTCTCGCCCAGCACCTCACCCTCGCCCCACGCGATGAAGCCGTGGACGAAACTGAAGGGATTGACGGCCCACAAGGAGCCGTCCTCCACCTCGGTCTGATCCGCGCCGAACACCCAGTGGCCCGTCTTGTCCATCTTCACGATGACGGTGGCAGAGCCCACGTCAGGTGCGATGGCGCGAAGGGCCGTGGACAGGGAGGAAACTGCCGGCAAACCGGCTTGAGAGAACGCAACGATATTGGACACGATTGAACCTTTCACTTCAGTTTAGAAAGAGCAGCAACCAACTGCTGCCCGATGAGCACCGCCGCGGGCCGGGGATCGCTCTCCGGTGCGAGGGTGTTGCCAGACGAGACGCTCACGACCTGATTGGCCGGGAACTCCACGCCGTGCTCCTTGCAGACCTTCTCCATCTGAGCAGGACTGCGCAATTTGATTTCTTGATACTGGGTAGGGCAGATGCCGGCGTTCAGCCACAGGACGTGCATCCCCTTGTCGTCGACCCACTGACGGGTCGCCCGCTTGGGCACCAGTTTATAACCCGGCACGGGCATGCCCTTCTCCAGCCGCTCCTGCGCCAGCTTGCGAGCGTCAGCGATGAAGTCCTCCAGCCGCTCGGCCAGCGCCAGCGCCTGGCCCAGCGCCTCGGGGTCTACCGTGGCCAGTGCCGTATGCGTCACGCGGTCCACCGCACCGCTGACTTGCGGGCAGATCGGCTTGGCGGTACACCACCGGCAGTGGTCGCCGATCACGACGGGAGCGTCAGGGCGCTTGGCGGCTTGCACCGCCACGACCAGTTCGCGTTCGAACTCATGCACGCGCTTAAACGTCGTCACCCAGCGGCGCACATGGGGCGGCTGCACGATCACGATCTCGACCTCAGTCGCACCGTCAAAGGCCCACTGCACCTTGCTGGTCTTGAGAGCCGCCGCGGCGTAGAACAGCCCTTGCTCGGACTCCTCGGCCTCGACCATCACGCCGTCACCGAACTTCCAGTCAAGGATGATTGCGCGGTCACCCACGCGCCCGATCAGGTCGGCGTTGCCGAACACGCCCTCCAGCGTTTTGACGCCCTCAAACTCGACCTCGACCTCTTGGACGAACTGCATCTTCTGCTCGGGGTCGATCTGGTCGAGCGCGTCGAGGCAGAACTGCAGCTTCTCGGCCTGCTCGGGTGACAGGTTGTGCTTGGCGATCACGTCGCCCATCTCGCCGTCGGCGAGCAGGTCTTCCATGCAGCCGTGCAGGAGCGTGCCCTCCTCGGCGTGCTTGGATGATGCCTGCGGCGGCATCTTGGCAACGAGCGCCACACTGCCTGGGCAGTTGATGACGCGCTTGGCGGTGGACCCGCCGACTACTTTACTGTGCTGCATCACTCGTCCCTCGCTTTCAGCATGGCGTCGGCCATGAAGTAAGCGTCCCCGGCAACATCGTCAGCCCACGTAACCCCTTCATATATGGGGTGTCCAAGACCGCTATCGACCACCGTAGCAAAAGAGGCCTCAAATTCCCCGTTTACCGTAGTCCTCGCTTGGATTATTGATTGCATCGCCTTGGCCGCGAAGTAGTCGCGCAGGGTCATGCCGCCGTAAGTCGTGCCGGGATCGCTGGGAAACGCTGGTCCACCTGTGTAATCCATGACTGAACTCCAATGAAGTGATGAGGACTGCAGTGTATCGCACAAAAAAGACTTGCACAAGACTTTTTTCCGCTATAAAGTTACGGACATGGCCCAACACAAAATTTCGGAGAAGCCGATGCTTGAGAAAGATGTCGAACGCAGGCTGGTCAAGGGCGTAGAAGCCCTCGGCGGCAAGGCGTACAAGTTCGTATCGCCCGCCCACCGTGGTGTGGCCGACCGTCTGGTCGTGCTGCCTGGTGGGCGCGTGTGGTTCGTCGAGGTCAAGACCGACAACGGCAAGCTGTCGCCGCTGCAGGAGGTGTTCAAGCGCGAGGCGCAGGTGCTGGGCTGCAACTACTGCTGCGTCTACGGCGCCGCAGACGTGGACAACTTCCTGCGCTATGTGGTGACGGTATGCAATTAAGACTCTATCAAGAGCAAGCCGCTGACTTCCTGTACGAGCACGACCGGGCGATGATCTTGGCGCCGGTTGGCGCGGGCAAGACGGCCATCACGCTGACGGCCATGCGCGATCTGGTGGCTGCCGAAGGCATCCGCTTCCTCGTCGTCGCGCCGTTGCGGGTGGTCACTTCGGTCTGGCCTGTGGAGGCGGCGAAGTGGGCGCCGTCGCTGAAGGTGCGCGTGGCGGTGGGCACACCAAACCAGCGCTTCGCTGCGCTGTACTCCGACGCTGATGTGGTGGTCATCAACTACGACAACCTGCAGTGGCTAGGCGACCTTGACCTGTCCGACTTCACGGGCGTAGTGTTCGACGAGTTGACGCGGCTGAAGAACCCCAGCGGCAAACGCTTCAAGGCGTTTGAGAAGGTCATCAAGTCCGTCGAGATCCGCTGGGGCTTGACCGGCTCGTTTACCAGCAACGGGCTGGAGGATGTGTTCGGGCAGTGCAAGGTGATCGACCAGAGCCTGCTGGGCCGCAGCAAGGGCGCGTTCATGCAGCAGTATTTCTACCAGAACAACCGCGGCACGCACACCGAGTGGGAGCCCCGCCCCGGCTCGCTGCCCGCCGTGATGCAGCGCATCAAGCCGGCCACCTATGTGCTGGAGCCTGGCGAGTACAAGGACAAGCTGCCCCCGCTGCACACGGTGGAGATGCCCTGCAGCATGGCGATGGACGACTACAACACCATGAAGAAGGACTTCGTGCTGCAGTTCGGCGATGAGACGACCATCGCGCAGAACGCCGCGGTGGTCACGCAGAAGTTGCAGCAGATGTCCAGCGGGTTTCTGTACACCGACAACGGGCCGCGGTGGTTGTCGCCGCACAAGTTCGACGCGCTGGACGACATCCTGTCAGAGAACCAGCACGCCAACACCATCGTCGTCTACAACTACGTCGAGGAGTTAAACGAATTGCGCAGGCGCTACCCCACGCTGGCGGCGATGGACGAGAAGTGGGACGTGATCGGGGGCTGGAACGCTGGCCAGGTGCGGCTGCTGGCCATCCATCCCAAGAGCGCCGGCCACGGGCTGAACCTGCAGCACGGCGGGCATCACATGATCTGGCTGTCGCTGCCGTGGTCGCTGGAGTTGTACGAGCAGACCATCGGGCGGCTGCACCGCAGCGGCCAGGCGCGTGACGTGTGGAACTACGTCCTGCTGACTGCAGACACCGTGGATCAGAAGATCTGGGCGGCGCTGCACGACAAGCAATCCCT